GTGTTATCCTGCCGCTACTGTCTTTTGTCCATCTGTAACCCACTTGAGTGTTGCCGTATTCGGCAATGAAGCCGTTTGAATAAAAGTTTAATGCAGATAATACATCGTGACTTAAACTAATACCATCCTCACCAAGGCGTAGATATACATCTGTACCATCAGCTTTTTTATAAGTAATAACTAATCCTTCTGTATCCTTGTGAATGAACGCTTTACCTCTATCGGGGTCAAGGGTACTGCCAATACCTCCACCAAGAATTATATATGGTTCATATGTTTCGTCAAATTCCCTAAATGATATACTCAACTTTATAGTTTCATCATATTGGTATATCATTACAGGTAAATCATTAGGTTCATAAGTTGAAGCCATATATGTATTATCAACCCAATACAAAGGTCTACCCTTATCATCTGTTGCTTGCTCAGTTAACGGAACTCCATCTTCATCATACTCAACACTACCTGTACGAAATTCTATATGTTGCTCATATGCTTTAATATAGTTAACGTCACTAACGCTTTGCTGCTGTTTTTCAATATTTGTAGCAAAATCTTCATCATATCTTAATTTATAATTATCTACTTTAATTGATGTATCAAGTTTATTTACCGTCAAATCAGCAATATTACCTTTGTCTGCATATAGGCTCTCAGCTATCACAGTCTGAGACACAACCAGGTCGATACTTGCTTTTATAGCTTCTATGGTGTTAGCGGATAGCGTACCATCAAAGACATATTTCCCGGTCACCGGATCGAAGTACACCTTATCAACCCAGACATCAGCTTCCTTGGCCTGCATGGAGATAGCATTATTCAAAAATGCGGCTCTGGCGTTCCCATTGACTACCCTGAGGCCGTCAGCTTTCAGACTGACAGTTCCACCATCGTTTTCTATCGTCAGGGATTCAGCTATCCGGATAATTCCGGCATTTATCAGGTCTGCTGTGAAACCGTCACCGGTACCGAACGTGCGCCAGTTCCAGTCCCCGTTTTCTTTCTTGCTGTTCGCGATCGCAAACATACCGTTTACGATGGCCATAGCTTTTGTGGGGTTCTCCAGATCATCCACCCATATGTCGCCATAGTCATGGGAGACAACTTTTTTTGTCAATCCGGCCTGTATTTCCGTCTGCAGCTTCGACATGATGTTTTCAAGCCATGCCGCTTTTATTTTGCCCTGCTGTGTAGTCAGAGCATTGAGCTTGTTCCTGGATTCGGCAAGACCTGCTAAGAGCTTGCCGATATTATTCCTGAAATTGGCCAGCACGACTTTTGAGCGTTGCGGCTCATAAGGATAATACTCGTACTCCATAATTCTGGCATTGACATCGATATTAAGATCTTCGTCTATGATTCTGACAGTATCTCCAAGTGCAAAAGTCTCAAACTGATACCCGGACAGTTTTTTAAGTTCAACTATACTAACTTCATATGTAACCTTGGGCTTGTCTATACCGTCCTTCTCTTCTGTAGAAAACTCAGCCAGCGCCTTATTCTTCAGTTCTGTAGGATCTTCAATATCGCTATAATCTATATGCCGGGTATGGATATAGTCATAATTGCTTATGTACTGGCTGTCAAGGTATGCAATACCACCGTTGACCGATGTGATATCCAGATCATCCTGACCATATGGATATAGCCTTGTACAGAGTTCCTTGCTATCAGTGCTTTTTTTGATCTCGACATTGTTCTTGCCGGTCCGGAATTCCACGCCGTTGTTGTTGCCTATCCGCTTCAGGAAACTTATGGTATAGTTATCGCGCACCAACTCCCCGCCGATATTTTCAATGAGCTTATTTACAATCGCAGCGGGATTGGTTTTTGAAAGAAAAATGTCTGTGTTAGGCAGATTTATATCGACCGTACCAATGGTAAAACGGGTATCAGCAAATGCAGCCGCAAGGATAGCTGCCGGTGTTGCCCCGATCATCTCAAAATTCGGTATGAACTTGCAGTCGTTGGCATCATACCATACATGCTCACACTGAATGTTGCTCAAGAGCTTCCCACTACTGTCCCGGACCTCGTTGAAAGTCCTTATGCGGAAAAGTTGACCATCTACCATGACAAAGTTTTCTTCCTGGGCATAGGCCCATTTCGGGTCATTGCGCGGCAAAACAAAGGAGAGTGTAAACTCTCCATTGACTACCGACTTTATTTTGATATTGGAAGCCTTCTCGAGTACGGCCAAGCCGAATGTTGAGAAGTCAGTTTCAAATTTACTGAAAATTATAGGGTATTTCATGCTGTCACATCCCTTATAGGTATTGTGCTCTGAAGCTTACAGTTACATCAATGTCCAGGTCTGTCCCACCTATACTCAGAGTGTTGTTGCCGTTGGCAAACTCAAAGAATTGACCTGACAGCTTATTGCCGGCATTGATACTACCATCCTTGATGCAGTGGAAATTCTCGATTACGATATCAGCATTGTCCAGGGCATCGTTGTATGTAAGTGTCTTACCACCGCATGATAATGTCAGTGTTGAGAAGGATCCCTCTACTTTTATTCTTGGCAGCACATAAGTGCCAGGGTTGTTTATAACCTTATCCACCGGAGCAATGATGTCTTTATACTTTTTGACAGTCAGTTTCTTTGAGAAAGCATAAGGATAACACCTGAATTGTGCCGTAAATGTCCTGAGACTGATCATCTCATTTGCCAGATCGAGTTTATTTACAACCTTGGCCATCCAGTATTTGCAAGGATCATCATCAAAACATAACTGCGCCTCTCCGCATGAGAGCCATAGGGCTATTTGGTGAGCCTTTGCCCGGACATTAGCCATATTTTTTTCGGCAAACGAAAATTCTATGTCAAAGGCGACCGGCTTATATTTTATCCGGCCATCTGGATTGACAGCTGAGTAATCAAGCTCACCATCTCTGTGAGGGATATCTTCAGCAACTATCTTGGGCTCCGGGAGGATGGGCCTGTTTTTGCTGCGCATAACAAGCCCATATTCACTGCAATGGATCCCATTAAAACTTAATCCATTCATCAGATTTTCCCTCCCCATATCCTGACTGTAGATTCAGCTGTATCAAACAGCTCCTTTGTGTAGTCAACTGCTTCATCTTTTGAGTTGATGTTTTTATCACCATAGTCATTAACGGTCACGCTTATGCTGCTGACTCCTTTTGCGGCTCCCGTACCTGCGCCGGTAAGGTTGAGAGCAGGAACAAGCGACAGCTCTTCTACAATGGACTTATAGCCCTGCACGAGATTTCTGAGCTTATCCATACCCTGTTTGATCAGATTGCCGGATTCAATGTCGAACTTTCTTATCACATCAGTTAAGGACTCGGCAATCTCCATCTGGCCATCAGTAAGGACCTTGTTAGCTTCCTTTGCATATTCCAAGGCTGCGGCAAGCAATTGTTCCTTCTCGGATTCCAGCTCTGCATTGAGTCTCTTGTATCTTTCCTGATTTTCTTTTATCTCCTGCTCGATTGCCTCTTTCCGGGACTCTTTTTCTGCTCTCCACTGTTCCTTCAGTTCCTCGGCCTGTAGGTCTGCAATCCGCTTCCGGATATCTGCGAGCCGTTCCTGTCCTTCTTTGGTGGCAGCGTTGGCGTACCGTTTTTCCTGCTCATACAGGCTCTCAAGGTCAGCCTTGCGGCTCTCAGCATCAAGCTGGCGCTCTTTTTCAGCGTACTCCTTATCCAGTGCCCTCAGTTTTTCATTGAGCCGGTCCTCTTCCAGCTCTCTTTCGGTATCATACTGCTTTCTCTTTGCCTCGATGTATTCGTTGATAGCCTTTTCTACAGTAACCCTCTGGATCGTCAGTATCTTATCTTGCTGGTCCTGGATATATCGTGTCTCTTCCTCGATGATTCGTTTTTTCTCGTCAGCCGCGATTTTTGTATCAGCCTTGATCTTATCGAGATATTCCTTATGGTACTTGATTACCCTGTTGTATGCTGCGATCTCATCCTCAGCTGTAAGGTTGCCCAGACTCTTTTGTCTGGTGATCCATCTCTCAGACTGATCAGTCCTGTCAGCTATTGCTTTGGCTTCTTCCTCAATAGATTTCTCTATATCTGCAAGCTCCTGTTCCCGGAGTTCCTTTTTTGCTCTGTATATCTGTTCCTCAAGGTCCATGCGCTCATCAGCTGTCTTTGCATACTTTCGCATGATTTCTTCAAGGCTTGCGATCTCCTGAGCTTTCGTGAGTTCATCCATAGCAACTCTATGATTATGGATTCTCATAGCAGTTTCAAGTGCTGCATTCTCATATGCTCTGCCGATGCCACCAACATCAATCGGCATTATACCGGGGACATCGGTCATACCAGAGCTGAGCAACTCATCCAGTATTGTCAGCGAGTTTCTCAATTCATCTACAGCGGATTTGTTGGCTTGGACTGCCTTATTAGTTTCTTCGACCTTCTGACGGATTGCCTCGGGCATTCCGGTACGGGAGTAGTGCCTTACATCACCGGGTCCCATCAAAGCGCTTCTCTCTGCTTCTGCTACAGCAAGCAAAGCCTCTTTTTCAGTCAACAGCGACTGCACCTTGATTTTTGTCATCTGCACTTCGGCCTGAAGCATTTTCCACTCGGCCTTGACAGCTTCCTCTTGTGTTTTAACAACATTTTCGATAGCATCTATCTTTATACCGGCTGCAGTTGCAAACTGCGGAAACTGTTCGGCAAGTTTTTTCTGGGCTTCCCGCCAGTCAGATGTCCCTTGCTCAGCGGTCTTGTATACTTCGATAAGGTTTTTTGTGACCTGTATCGATGCATTACGCTGCGCAATATCCCGGGCCATGTCATTGAGTTGAGCACCTGTTTTTATACTTGCCTCATCTATTGCTCTGGTTAGATCCTTATAAAGCTGCCTTGCTTCACCGAGATTACCATTCAAAACATCAACTTCAATGCCGAGCTTTGCAAATTCTTCAGTGAGCTTTCTGGTCGAGATACCGGTCTGTTTTTCGGCTTCGTCAAGCATGGTGAGCTGCGGAGATCCTTCCTGGATAGTTCCTTTCAATTCATCAAACTTGGCAGTAAGCTTATCATACTGATCGATAAGATTTTTCAGTTGCTCAGCTTCTTCCTTGAGCTGAGGAAGATCTGTCTGAGTTGCGCCCTCTCTTTTTATCTTATTATGTCTCTCAAGCGCCGCATTGTACTCATCCTGAGCTTTCTTTGCCTTTGAAATTCCCGCAGCTACTACTGCTGCGGCTGTGGCAACAGCTGTAAGCGTAAGTACAATAGGATTTGCCAGGAGTCCCAGGAACGATGTATTTAACGCTGCCAGTGCCGGCCGTAGAACTGCAATTGCAGCACCAACTGCCGTTAATGCTGTGGATAGCCCGAGCAATGTAGTTGCAGCCGTTATGACAGCCGCGCTCAGCTCAGGCTGTGCCTTCATAAAGTCGGTTATCGCTACTATAATCCTTGTGAATATTTCAAGTGCAGGCTGTAAAACGGGAATTAGTGCCTCACCGAATGCTGCCGACATATCCTTTACTGCTTTGGCGCCCCTGCTCTGAGCACCTGCAAATTCTGCCGATAGCTTCGCGGCATCTCCAACCTGGTGCCGTGTTTCCTTCATGATGCCGTTATACTCTGCCTGGATCTTCTCGGCCGTGGTAAGCTCATTGACCGATTTCCCAAGCGTTTCGGCATACTCCTTCCACATGACGGATACATTCTTCGTCACACCGGCATTATCTACCAGGATTGAGTTTTCATTCTTCAAACCTTCAGTCGCACTTCTGACTGCATCGCCAAGGCTCAATGTTGCCTGCCGGCCGAATGCAGCAGAGTCCTTCAATCGCCTCATAACATCCTCTGCCTGAGTCTGAGTGTAACCACGACTGAGAAGATTTTTCAGGGCTGTAGCAGCGTCTGCCGCCGGAACAAGACCGTCTTTGGTATAGGCCTCAATGAATGCCTGTGCTTTTGCAAAGGAGTTTCCGGTACCTTCAACTATAGACTGCAAACCCACAGCTGATGCTCTATATTCATTGAATGTGTCTATGCCGCCCTTAATGGCATCGGTGATTTTCAGGAATGCTACGCCTGCAGCTATAGCAAGCTCATCATACCTTCTGCCAGTGTTCCTGACTTCAGTCGAGTGCTTGTTAAGTTGCTTTTTTACACTGTTCAGGCCTTCTTCAAAAGCTTTGGCCTGCAGTTGTAAACCAATAATAAGATCGTCAAGTTTCTTTGGCAAGTATAATCACCCCTTCCCCCAGAAAGCATCCCAGCCTACCTCTTCGATGGGTTCCTGATCTGCTTTCTTCAGTTGCTCGCTCCTGCGCTTGTCAAGTATGGCTTTCCGCTTGATCAGCAATATAGTCTCATCCGGATAGTAATATTCCATTAGTTCCTTTTTACTGATTCCAAGATGTTCTATAGCCAGACTTAACAAGTCCTGGAACCAGTATTTCTTGTCTAAAGCATCAGCTTTTTTACAGGCATCAGAGCATACATGCTCATTATTTTTACCATAAAACTGAGTGCCACAGATTTTACATGTTTTTAGCTTTACCTCATCACTGAACTTCTCGCTGTCGGAGGTGGTGTCGACACTTTCTGGGTCCAGTTCCCGAAAATCTTCTTCAATTTCTCGAAAAAAGGGGATATATCGTTAGCCTCCCAGAATGCCTCAAGAATTTCGATCGTCTCTGTGGGTGTAAGATCGTCCATGAGTTTTTCATATGGTATGCTCAAAAGTTCGGATACTATCTTGAAGAATTCCTCGGGGATAACGGCCATAAGATGGCCTGCTATAGCAAGTATTCCATCCTTATCAAGCTGTTTGAGCTGATTAAGGATATCATCTATGTCCATGCCGGGAAAACATTTCTCCATCAGTATAGCCGGGAGATTCTGAACAGTCTGAAGCGCCTTTATATAAGCCCCGTTGGGTAATTTGCGAATTTTGACACCGTAAAGATCTTTCTCAAGTGGGACCGATACTGCCAGTTTATCGGTTTTCTTCTGGAATATGGATGTTATGTTGAAGCCATCTTTCATTTTCATTTTTCCGTGACCTCCTATCAAAAATTACTGGGGCGGTTGCCCGCCCCCATTTCAGTACTTATCAGTGATTACGAATCCGTCATTGAATCAAGCCAGGTGAGATCTTCATCATTAACAGTTTCTTTTGCGTCAAAGACCCTGTTGTCCTTAATCCTGTTCTGGATCATCAGCTCGATAGTGACCGGAGAAATGTCACTCGATTCACCTTTGGTCGCATAGTCAAGCTTGAAGCTTGTCGCCTTCATTGAGTAGATCTTGTTCATCAGTCTGGTATCGTCGATCTGTAGACACTCAAATGACATTGCCAGCTCCGGAGCCTGATCGTCTGAATCAAACGAATAGACCTTCGTGGTATTGTCGTATGTACCGCCTTCAAAGTACGGTCTCAGTTCCAGAGGACATTCGGCCAGCACCAAAGTAGCCTTTATGCCTCCCCAGTCAGATCCGGATGCATACACACCATTGTCGGCCATGATCTTCCACTCTGTCACTTCGGGCGAACATGTGAAAGACTGTGCACCGGTAACCGATATCTTTGTCCCGCATGTGTGTCCCTCGGCATCGTTTTTTGTAACAGGGAAAATACCACGTATTTTGAAACCCTTTAACGCTTTTTTTGCCATATCGTATTTACCTTCCTTTCGTTAATTTTTGAAAATAAAAACACCCTCTCGGGTGCTTATTCCTGAGCCATTACTTTTTTTGAGAAGTTTAAGGTTTTGTGGTAACACCTCACCGTGTTCGCATCTATAAACTCATCAGGCCCACTTGACTGTCGCTCAAATCCATTTGCTATCATTACCCTGCAAATCGCATCTTTGATGGGCTTAAGGTTTACACCAGCGCTGAATATCTCCACAGATATGTCGATTATTGAGGTATACTCATCATCATCCGAGTAATCCTGTGGAGTATTACTGGCTTCTATCACGGTGAGAAATGGGTAATTGTATGTTTCGCCAGGTGGTTTTACCCAATGTACACCACCTTTTATCATTTTCATCAGTTCGGTATCAGTCTTCAAACTTTCTATTACATCATCGGTGATTTCACGCATTTCTGAACAACTCCTCTTGCAGCCTGTAACGGACTGTATTTCTGATCCTTGTCCTGCTCTTTCTCAAGGCCGGCCTCATGAATGGCTGTGCCGGCATCACACCAGAAGTATGTCGCAATCCTTTATGCCCGTACCAGTTTTTCACGAACCTTTCCTTTGTACCGAATTCCACCCATCGGGCATACCACATGTTTTGTGGTGCCTGAGTGAAGTACTTGTTACGCTGTATACCTACAGCTCCGCTGACTCCTTTTTTTGTGACCCATACTTCACCGACTGCGATGCTGTTTCTAAGCGTTCCTGGTGGATGCGCCCATTTGCCTCTTTTGAGTCCTGACTTGCTGACCGGAGCCCTACGCCTTGCCTCAGAGCAGAGTATCTCTGCTGCAGTACGCACGATCGGGACAGCTTTCATTTTGCCGTCCCTCAGGAACTTTTCCAGTTCACGTTGCACCTTATCTGCGTTCATCAGGGTAACACTTGACCGCATCGTTGCCATAGGTCACACCTTCTTCAGCTCAAGATATAGTTCCCGGTGCATCATACCCATATCTATCGGAGGCTGATTTATATCGAATACCTCACTTCCGTATCTGACTCTCCAAGTATGATCGATACCAGATCTATATCTGATTTTTATCCATCGTGTCTGCTGCGGAGCCTCCATATTGTTGACCTGGATCACCCTACCGCCAGGAGGACGCACATCGAATGCAGCCCAAACAGTAGCACCGGAGCTGTAGTTTGGCTCCTTATTCTCGTTAAGAGTGCCGTTGGGATATAGCAGCGTGACACGCTTGTTGTATGCTCCTGTTACTGATCGTTTCATACAGGCACCAGCCTCTCTGCGCTCAGCAGGGTATAGAATGCTTTCGGTGGTTCCTCGGCATCGGGATGGTCCAGGAAGTATGTCACATAAAGCATGTATGCGAGCTTGACTGAGTGTGGAATCTTGCTTGTATCGTTATGTCCGGCAACAAACCGGAATATCACTGAATCTATAGGCTGCAGCTGAACGCTCGGCCATGACTTACCGGCCTTGAATGCTACACGTCCCGGCTCAGATCTCTTGTCAACGATGAAATCATTGATATTCATGGTATACTCTGTACCGTTGCTGTCGATATACCTCACCGACTCAAGCTCCTGAAGAGGAGGTAGCGGAATCTTCACCGGCATAGTTGGAAATCCATCAAACGACAACTCCCATGTCTGCGTAAAATATGCTCGGTTCTGGTAGTTTTGTGCCGCATGCCTGGCTGCCTTGATTAGATTATTGATTGTTGTATCCAGTTCGTTACCGTCAATGCCTCGGTAGTATTCTTTGATCTCGGAAACCGATACCGGGTCAGCTGCCGGACCTATAATCAGTTTCAATCCCATACTCATCACCCGCCTTTCTTTGCAAGATAAAAGGAGCCTGTTTTCACAAGCTCCCATGGTTCGCATTTTGTACCAAGTGCGAAGTAACTATATGTAGTCCACTCCCGTAATATCCTTAAATTGCTCTGCTGTTATCTTACCTTTTTCAACAGCCGTTTTGCATTGCTCAATCGTTGCCATACCTAATGGATATGCAAATCGTAG